AGGGAGGAGATCACCCCGCCGAGGCCGTGCAGGGCGGCGACGAGTCCGGCGTAGGAGGCGGAGTAGCCGCGGTCGAGGGTGAGGTAGAGCGCCATGAAGGTAGCTCTTTGCTAAACCGTACGCAACGGCCGGCCCTCGGTGCGTTCGTCGAATCGGGGGCATTCCCGAACGGGCCGAGGAACAGTCCGCCCGCCGGCACCGATGGAGGGGCGCCGGCGGGCGGGTCGGGGACGCTGCTCTACTGCTGGCGAAGGGTGTCGACGAGCTGCGGGAGTTGCTGGCGCGGGAAGTGCAGCAGTGCGGCCTCGCTGAGTCCGTCGGGTTCGAGGGGCACGTTCATACGCCAGGAACCGGGGCGCCATGGGTGGCTGACGTGGTCGGCGAACGCGGGTGTCTTGGCGAGCAGGGCCACGAATCGCATTGCGTCGGGGATCGGCATTTTGAGCAGGGCCCAGCCGCGGTGGTAGGCGATGAACGCCTCGCCGCCGTAGCCGAGCGGGGTGTCGCGCTCGGCTCGCACGCCGGCGGTGGCCTCGCCTACGTCTTGGCAGCAGGCGGTCGTCGTGTACCCGAGGCGCCACAGTTCCCGGATGACGGGGACCATGTCCGCATCGATGGCGACGGGTTCCCCGGTACGGGTGGTGAGCGTCTCGTGCGGGTGGATCAGAGGATCGGTCACGGGGTGCTCTCCTGGTCTTGCGGCCGGCGGTAGCTCGCCCACTGGTCGGCTGCGGTCGCGAGGGCCCGTTTCCATTCGACTTCGGGGGCTTCCTCGGCGATGCCGGCCCAGAGGCGTTGCTGCGCGGTGGCGAAGATGTCGAGTGCGCGCGTGGGGGCGGTGGACCATGTCGGGGTCTTGGCGGCCCACTGTTCGGCGTCTGCGGGGGTGTGGCCGGCGGAGATGAGCCAGACGACCCAGCATGCGGCGTCGATCCATGCGGCGCCGCGGGTGGGCCATGCCCAGTCGACGACGCGGGCGGCGCCGTTCACGATCAGGACGTTGTCGGGTGTCCAGTCGGTGTGTAGCAGGGTCTCGCCGCGCAGCAGCTCGGCGTCGTCGGGGTGGTCGAGGTAGTCGGCGAGGCGCTGCTCGATGTGCTTCAGGTCGAGGTCGACGGGAGCGCGCACGCTGGACAGGTTGATGATCGCCTCAGCGACGAGCGGTAGGTCGTCTGAGTGGGGGCGGTAGTCGGCGGGGCGGCCGTCGAGGTGCTCGAAACCGAGCAGGTGCCACGTTCCGTCGTTGATCTCCCACAGCAGGCGTGGGGCGAGGCCGGCGACGTACGGGGCGATGGTGGCCTCGCGTTGCTGTGTCCACGCGCGGGGGTGGTTGCAGGTCAGTCCCTTGACGAACACGGGGCCGGTGCGGGTGTCGAGGGTGGCGGCGATTTCGGAGTTACGGCCGGTGTCGGCGGTTCTTGCGGCGTAGATGGGCCCGGTACGGGCTGCGACTGCGTCGCGGGTGGCGTCGGGTAGGTCGTCCCATTGCTGTCTCATGGTCACCACGTGCGGGAGTGTAGGGCTCGGGAATGGGCGAGGCCGCCCGCGCGCGGCGGGCGGCCTCGTGTGGTGGTGCGGCCTAGTAAGGGTTGTCTTCGCCGCAGCCGCGCATCACCTCGTTGCCGGCGAGGGCGTCGAGGTCCTCGACGAACTCGATCTCGTCCTCGACGTCCGGCCGGTTGGTGATCGTTACGGCGACGGGTGCAGTCGCTACAGGGGCCATGGGTGTACTTCCTCTCATGCGTGCTGGCAGTACCGGTCCAGGGGCGAGCCGGCTTTGCGGTACAGGGTCACGAGCGGCATGCAGGTGGTGCACGTCTTCTGGAGGGCGCATCCACTACACCCGCTGTGACGCTGTAGCGCTCGGTCGGCGGCGTTCCCGAGCCGGGCGAGACCCGCGACCCCCTCTTTCAGGAGTGGAATCGGATGGTCACGGGAGACTTTGCAGACGGTCGCCAGGCCGAAGGGGGTCACGTTGAGGGACGTGTGGCCGGCGTCGCATCCGGTGAAGGGGGTTCGGTTGTGCAGGTACTCGGGTGCCTGCTGCGCGAGGGGGTCGTCGTCGCCGGCGAAGGTGGGCGACATGTGCCGGTACTCGCGCACGCGTGGGGCGAACTCCTCGGCGAGGGCGCGCATTGCCTCGGCCTCGTGGGCGTTCTTGCGCGTGATCACGACACTGAGGGAGAGCGGCAGTTCGGCCTCGCGTGCGGCATGCAACCCGTGCATGAAGGATCGGAAGGCGCCGCGGCGGTTGGTGAAGGCGTCGAAGGTGGCTTCCGTGGCCCCGTACACGCTCATGGTGACGCGGTAGGGCCGGCGTGTGCTGAGCAGGGCGCGCATACCTGGCCGGCCGAGCGTTGACCCGTTCGTGAGGATTTCCACCATCATGCCGAGGTCGTAGGCGAGTGCGTACGTCTCGGGGAAATGGCGGTCGATGGTGCACTCGCCGCCGCCCAGCTCGATCCACAGCACGCCGGCGTCTCGAAGGATGTGCAGCAGACGCTCGCGGGGCTCCCACGCGAGTCCGTCGTGCTTCTTCTCGCCGTAGACGCAGTGGTCGCAGCTCCAGTTGCAGCCGGCGTTGACCTCGTACGAGGCGCGGCCGTGGCCGTAGGGCGAGGGGTCGCGGATCAGTACGGCGGTGCTCGGCTGCTTGTCGCCGAGGTCGAGCTGCCACCGCCGGCGGGCGGCGGTGCGCAGCCAGTCGGGCAGGGTCTCGTCGGCGACTGCTTGGCGTAACTCCAAGTAGTGGTGTCCCTTGATCTTGATTCCGCTGGAGTCCCCGGGGCGTAGCACGAGGTACTCGTCGAGAAATGGGCTTGCGATGAGCTCGTGCATGGTGCCTCCAGCAGCTCAGATGGACTCGCCGTGTGCGGGCGTGCCGTGGGGCGGAACGATAGGCAGCAGGCGGTGATCGGGTACGCGGAAGCGGAGGAACGGCCGGATTGCCCACTCAACCCAGGCTGATCCGTCGCTGAGGGAGAAGCCGCACGGTTCGCGGCGGTGCAGTGCGGCGACTGCGTGCAGGCAACCGCCGCTGTCGGTCCATTCGAGTGCGCGGTTTCGCTCTATCGGGGGAAGGGATGAGGCGAGGGTTCGCACCTCGATCCGCACTCGGCGGATCGCCTCGGCTGGTGTGCTGACCTCGTAGCGGTTCGCCTCGTCGACTTTGCCGGCTGTAAGCGAGCGGTACCGCACTCGCTCGCACCAGAAAGCCACGTCGACCGTTGGCAAGGTTGCTCCGGGTGATCCCACTCGGGGGCGCAACGCGTGCATGGCCTGCCCTCCAACCACGGGTCAACGTTGCCCCCTGCCTGTTGAACGGGGCTGGCCGGTCAGGCAGGGGGCAACCCTCGGGGGCTCTCCCAACAGGCGTACATGCAGGGAGAGTTACGCGTCGTCGCAAGCCCGGTCCTGCCTGGCCTAGCCCGGACGACGGCGCCCCCGGAACGTAGCGCGAGCGACGGTTGCGTATCAACCGTTTGACGTCTAATGAGTGAGACGGCATATGCCAACCGTTGATACGAGCAACGAGTGCGGCCCCCCGCCGGATGGCGAGGGGCCGCTCGTGCTGGCGGGGCGATCAGATCAAGTTGTCGAACTCGCCATCCTTGGCGCCCAGCAGGAAGGCGAGCAGCTTCGTGCGGCTCGTCCGCACGACCACGTCGGGATTGTCGCTCTCGCGCATGAGGATCTCGCCGCCGTGCTCGGCGAGCTCCAGGCAGTTGCCCTCAGAGTCCGTCGAGTATGAGGACTTTTGCCAGTTGATTTCCACTATTCCCACGCCTTCATACTTGTTGTGCAATTTCGCGGATAAAGTCGCGTGTTCGTTCGGGATCGAGTGATTTCTCTTCGGTTCGATCAAGAACTGCTCGGTAGTTGGCGAGACGCGTTTCGGCGTCGAGAAACGCGGGACCGTGCGGCGTATCCGTCTGCACCGTGTCGAGCTGGGGCACTACCCCATACACATAGAGTGTCGAGCTTCCGGCGTTCGGGAAACCTCCGACGTGAAAGGGAATGACCCGCACGGTCACGTTGTCTCGTTCGGACTGCTTCAGCAGGTAGTCGAGCTGAGCGCGAGCGATCTCGGGGCCACCAAAGGACATGCGCAGCGCAGCCTCGTGGATCAAGAAAGTGCAGGTCGGCGCGTTCGGGCGGTCGAGCACGTCGCGGCGCTTCAAGCGATGCGACAGTCGTCGCCGAAGGGCTATCGGGCTGAGCGGTGGAACGGCTTCCTCGAAAACGGCCCGAGCGTAGTCCTCGGTCTGAAGCAAGCCAGGCATATGCATGATCTGAACGGCGCGAAGCGCACGCGCATGGTGCTCCAGCTCGGCCAGATCGAGCGCGCCGGCGGAAAGATCGTTGCGGTAGTCCTCCCACCATCCCTTTCCGCGTTCCTCGGCCATGTCTGCGAGTGCCTCGACGTACTGCTCATCCGGGCATCCATACAGGCTCGCCCATGTGCGCACGCGTTCACCGCTCACGCCGAAACGGCCCGACTCGGTGTTGCTGATGCTCGTCCGATCGGTGCTGAGCAGCGCCCCCGCATCGACGAGCGATAGGCCGGCGTGCTCCCTGAGCTTCCGCAGCTCCGAACCGAGCCGACGCTGCCGCGCGGTCGGGGCCTTCCTGGGTGGCATGGGCTCCCCTCCTGTCGGGTCTCAGTGTGGCCCGTGTCCTAACAAGGGTCCACCTCGTTCCAAAGGTGAGCCCGAGGGGTACCACTGTTGATACGCACACGCTACCGTCTTCACAGCACCGCGCAGCCTGCCGGTAAATCCGCAGTGCAGCCATGGCGCGGCGTGCCTCGGTGCGCCTGCGCCCCCTCATGTGGCCCGGCCACGGTGGCGAGCAGCGCGAGCTATGGACCGCGTTGGGAGACGACGACATGACGAACACAGCCTTAGTACCTCCCGCACAGCCAGGTGTAAGGGGCGTGAGCTACCGGCTCACCGCTCCGAGCCTGGCCACTACGCCGAAGATCGCCCGAGACTGGGTCGCCCTGGTGCTCCGGACCGCGAACCTGCCGCGGCTCGTCGAGCCGGCCCGGGTCTGTACCTCCGAGGTGGTCACCAACGCCCACTGGCACAGCCGAACCTCGTTGATCACCGTCGAGGTAACGCTCGCGCACCGGCAGACGACTGTGCTCGTGCGCGACAACAACCCGAACGAGCTGCCGCTGCTCGTTCCCGCAGACCGATACGCACGCGACGAGCACGGGCGCGGCCTGCTGCTGGTCGACTCCCTCGCCGCCGACTGGAACGTGCGAATCCTGGGCGATCACGCGAAGGCGGTCTATTTCACGCTCATCGACCATGAAGGGAGCGCCGCCGCATGATGTTCAACGACCGCGTGTTCTGGGGAGCGTTGATCCTCGCTGTGAGCGCCTTACTGCTCGCGCTGCTGATCATGTGGGCCCTGTTGCCGAACCCGCACCGCGGTTTCACGCCGCCGCCGTTGGACCGGGACGGGTACACGTACACCTGCTTCTGCTGGCAGGACACCGTGCGCGTCACGATCCTTGCCGAGCCACCGCCCAAGAGGAAGCACGCGCGCCACGCACGCGCCCCAAAGGTCCACCGCGTCCGCCCGAGCTCGTCTCCCAACGTGGGGGCGGACGGCGGCAGGGAGGGGAGAGCAGTTCCTATGCCCGCGGCTGTGTAAGTCGTGCGCATGGTGACCCCCTAGAGAGGGCCCTCGACGTTCCGCGGCCGTCGAGGGTCCTCTCGCGTGTCCAGCAACGACAAAGGGCGCCCCCGCTACTGGCACGAGGCCGGTAGCGGGGGCGCAGTGTCTCAGGGGGTGTCGTCGGGGGCGATCCGTCGTGTGCGCTCGTCGACTCGGTCGACGGCGTCACGCAAGGATGCGCCGGAATTGGGGTGCAGTTCGTGCTCGACGCGTTCGAGCTTGGCCTCGATGGTGCCGAGCCGGCTCATGACGCCGGGACGGGCCGGCACACCCGGGCGGCCCGGTGTTCCCTGCCAGTCATCGACGAAGTCCTCGACCTTGCCGGCGATGCGGCGCACGGATCGCGTCGCGCGCCACGCGAGGGTGAGCGCGCCCGTGATGGCGACGACCGCGCCGCACCAGAGCACCGCGGCGTCGAGGGATGCGACACCGGTCGTCGCTGCGCTCACTCGGTGCGGTCTTCCTTTCGGGACAGGGCGAGCAGCCGGTCGTCGGCGGTCGGCTCGGCGCGCAGCCAGGCGGGCAGTAGGGCCTGTACGCCCGGAAGGCTCATCACGCGTGCCAGTCCGCCGGCGACGGCGAGCGCGCCGGCGACCCACGGGAGGGATGCGGGGATGCCGGACGCGTCGACGATGGCCGGCAGTAGTACGGCCAGGGCGACCGCGGTCTGCACAACTGTGCGGGCGGTGCGGCGGTTGGCGTCGGTCATGGGTGGTGCCTCACTTCCTATGGGAACGGGCCACCCGCGCGTGTGTGCGGGTGGCCCGTGGGGTGGGTGGTCAGACCTTGGGGACCTTGAGCGCGTCCCAGCTCTTGCGGCCGGGCCAACCGTCGGCGTCGCGCCCGGTGTATCCGAGCTTGCGCTGCCACTTCGCGTACGAGCGGAGGTCGGCGGCAGTGAACTGCGGGCCCGGTCCCTGGCTGTAGGCGCCGCAGCGCTCGGCGACGAGGCGCCGGCCCATGGCCGTGATGATCGCCGAGCGCGGGTACCGCTTGAAGAACTCGACCCCCGGGAACGGCTCGAACTTCGGGGCCGGCACGGGCCGGCCCGGCTTGGTGGAGAGCCGGCGGTCGATGCGCTCACGCATGGTGGTCATGGAGAAACCGCGCGGGTCGGTCTTCTGGTTGGTCCACTCCTTGTGGCCGATCACGCTCGCGGCGCTCCACCCGTACGCACGGCAGATTGCCGCGGACACGCGCTCGATGGCGTCGAGCTGCTCGTCGGGCCACGGGTCGGCACCATTACCGAGGTTGATGGCTTCGAACCCGTAGAAGTGCACGTTGCCGTCGGCGCTGCGGTCGTTCGGGGCCGGCAGCGCACGCTCGTCGCGGACGGCGGCGAGCACGTCGGCGTCGCCGGCGCCGGCGTGGTTGGCGCGGCCGGCGCTGATCAGGTAGACGTCACCGTTCTTGGCAATCACGCCGTGACACAGCGGGCCCGGGAGTGCGGCGTACCCGTCGTAGCAGAGGCGCACCGAGTGGTCGGTGCCGCTGGAAACGGTGTGGTGGATCATGACGCCATTGATGGGCCCGAACGTCCCGCGGTGGTTGCGGTTGTGGGTGCGCCACTGGCCGTACTCGATGACGCGTACGCCCTCGGTGCGCAGAATCGCGGCGAGCCGATCGGGGGTGAAGGGGGTTGCCATGGGTGGGTGTCTCCAGACATGAAGAAACGCCCGCGGCACAGTGCCGGGGCGTGCGAAAGAGGGAGGGGTGCGGGGCTATGCCAAGCCGCACCAGAAGCGGTTGGCGCCGTTCTCCATGGCGCCGAGGTTGATCGAGGCCGGGGCGGAGGTGCCGCCGGTGGCGAACACGCCGAAGCGCTTGACGGCGGTGTATCCGAAGACGTTCGGGGGAGCGCCGGCGCTGGACTCCGCGGCGAGCAGCATGGGCCCGTTGCCGGTCGTGGTGTTGTACTGGAGTCGCCAGGCCACGTAGTAGATGCCGGCCGCGGCCGAGTACGCGCCCGTGAGCGGCGAGCTGATCGTCGCGCCGCCGGCGTTGTGCACCTCGGCCGGTTCGTACGTGGCGGTGGACATGTCGCCGGTCGCTGCAACGCGGGTGCCGGCGCTGTTGTAGATCGCTGCCCACGATCCCGCGGTGAGGCCGCCGGCGTATCCGGTCGCGAACCACACGACGCGGTCAATCGTTGCTGGCGCTCGGAGGATCAGGGCGGTTACTCGGATCGGGCCCGATCCGGGGTAGAGGGCCGTGGACTGTGCGAGCACGGGGTCGAACGCCCAGGCGAGCAGTCCGTGATCAGCCGGCGACCACTCGCCGGCGAACGCCGCGGCGTCTACGTACGACTTCCGGGCAAGGTGGTTCGCGGTCGTCGGGGCTGCGGTCGACGAGGGCACGGTGCTGAACGTCTTGGCGCCGCTGATCGTCTGCGTGCCGGCGAGGAGTACCGCGGTCCCGGCGGCTTCGGCTCCCACCTCCGCGGCTGTGTGGGTGTGTGTGGACGTGGCCGCTCCCACATCGCCGGCGTTGAGGACGACGTCGCCCTGCTTGCCGTTGACGGACGTCACCGCGCCGCCGCCTGACGTGGCGGGGAGCTGCGCCGTGGGCACCTTGCCGTCAGGGCCGAGGGTGGCGACGCCGCCGGCACTGCCGGCCGCAGTAGTCGGGATCGCGCCGACGTCGGCAGCAGCGAGGACAATGTCGGCGGACGACTGGCCATTGACGGACTGGACGACGCCGGCCGGACCGGTGGGGCCGGCTGGCCCCGTGGCGCCGGTGGGTCCGGCCGGCCCTTGCGGACCGGTGGGCCCGACCGGGCCTTGCTCGCCGCGCGGCCCGGTGGCGCCGGCTGGTCCCTGGGGGCCGGTGGGCCCGACCGGGCCCTGATCTCCCTTCGCTCCGGTGGGGCCGACGAGCGAGGCGAGCCACTGCTGCTCGGTACCGGTGAAGCCCTCGGCGACGGCAACCTCGTAGGCCGAGGCGCCCCGTACGGCGACATACTGCGGCTTGCTGGGGTCGCGCGGGGCGACGTCGGCGAGGTCGACCTCGGGCTGCTCGGCCGGCAGCAGCAGCGCGTACGAGCGGCCTGGCTGGATGCCGGCGAGTTGCTCGGTCACGGTGTATGACCAGTCGGCCGGGTCCATACCCGGCGCGTCGGTGGCCGGCAGCGTTACCTCGATGGCGCCCTGGGCGTCGAGCTGCGCGACGACCGGACCACCGAGGATCACGTCGGCTTGCGAGAACGTGATCTGACTCGGGGCGCGGAAGACGATCGACCCCGACAAGGGGCGGCCGTCCGGTGAGAGGAAGCGGGCACGAACGGTGACGGTGGGGATGGACTCAGGCAGCACTGCCGGCGGTTCCCTCCTCCTGCTGGTCGGTGGGAGCGTCCGCATCGAGCTCGAACGAGGCGAGGGCCGAGGCGGCGGTGCGCGTGGGCATGTTGGGCGCATCACTGGGCGATCGGGTGTTGCGGGTGTAGGCGGAGAACATCCGGGTCTCAATGGCGCCGGTGCTGGCGCTGTTGCGGTGCTCGATCTGGAACAGGACGGAGTCGCCCCACTCGGTCCCGTGGAGTGGCTGTGTCACTGTCTGGTTGATCCACTGCGAGCCGCTCGGGACGGTCCATGTGTTGATCGTCTGGGGGGCGCCGCTCGGCGGTACGTAGTTGATGCGGACCTGTCCGCCGGCGCTTGAGATCGTCGAGAAGCTGATGACGGCGACTGCGTTCTGCACGGGCATCCGGCCGAGCCATGCGTACTGCCATGACGTCGTGCCTTGCATCGTCGAGTTGGGGGTCGGGTACATGGGGAACGGGAGCCACGGCCGGCCGAGGTAGCGGTCGGAGAAGGCGTCATCCATGACGAGGATGCGGTCGGGGGCGTTGCGGTCGCGGGACCACATGCGGATCATCTGTCGCTCGCTGCCGTTGACGTCGTCGCCGACGGTCAGGGCGGCGCTGCCGTCGTGGCGGCCGATGCCGACGCCCCAGTCGCCTTGCTTGGTGTCGCCGACGATGAATGTCGTCTGACCGTCGGGTGTCTTGGCCATGAGCTGTCCGCCCTCGCCGATGACGATGTCGCCGTGCAGGACCTCGGTAAGGGCGGGGCGGATCTGTGAGCGGCCAGCGAGCTCGCGCACCTTGCGTTCGAGCTCGCGGATTCGGTCGAGTAGGTCTTGCGGGATCGCAGCCACTAGGCAGCCTCCAAGTACAGGCGGGCGGTTTCGGGCCGGCCGCGGAGGGGCGGGGAGATCGCGAGGCCGACGACGCGGTACCGCTCGTCGAGGCCCTCGGGCCACCACAGATCGCGAATGCGGAGTCGGATGGTCGCGCCGAGCAGGGCCGGCGAGAGGGCGACGCGGTCGAGTGCGACGGTCACCTCGGGGATGGTGCGCGGGTGGAGCGAGGCGGCGAGGTCTGCCCGCGCATGGGCGGCGAGGGTGGGCGGCTCGGTCACGGTGGAGTAGTCCGAGGTCCCGTCCAGCCGCGGCCAGCCGGCCGCGAGCTCGCCCGCGTCGACGAGCAGCTCGGACACGATCGGCACCGATTCCGCGGCTTGGTTGCGGTTGTCCGACGCTCCGCGCGCCTGCCAAACGTTGGCCTGCACGGTGGCGTCGATCGGCCACCCGTAGGCGAGCACGGGCCCGGGGTGGTCGAGCACGATCTCGGACGTGCCGGCCCGAATGGTCGGCGAGCCGAGCTGTAGTCGTTTGACGCGCCGGCCGCTGCCGGGGTCGCGGTGGCTGGCGATGCGCCACTCGAAACCGTTCTCGACCGCGCCGAGTTGGTCGATCAACTCGCGAATGCGCGGCTGGTCGTAGCGGCTGTACGTGCGGTCGCGCAGCACTCCGGAGAGCTCGGCCCCGTACTCGATGCCGATGTCGCCCCCGGGCAGGCCGGCGGCGTAGTCGAGCAGCGCCCGGACGAGGTCGAATTGATCGGTTCCCTTGGCCTCTTGGGTGTGGAACAGCACGCGGTGATCGAGGTAGCTCGCCCACCCGCCGGCCTGTACCTGTAGGCCAAGAAACCCGCGGTCGTCGCTCGTGAGGTTCGCAGTCCAGAGCACCCCGCCCCACCACAGCTCGGGCCCCCGTTCGATCCACAAAGCCGTACGGCCCGGGACCACGGCGGCCCGTGCGCGGGCGGCGAGCTGCCGGTTCGGTATCGGGATCGTCGCCGAGGCTGCGCCTACCTTGCCGATGTAGTCGTCGAGGGACACGTCGGCGAGCGGCAGCGCGTCGAGGACCTGATCGGACCGAAGATCGCACAGCAGCGCCCGGTACGGGGGAGAGGGCAACGGGCCACCCCCCTTACGCGTCGAGCGGGTACTGCACCCCGGACAGAGCGGCCCAGGTGGTCACTCCTGAGCTGCTGATCAGGCGCAGTTGCCCCGACGTCTGTGCGTCGAGCTTGATGTCGACGCCGCCGGCAGCGATCGGTAGGGACGTGAGTGCGGCCGGCCGGTAGCCCGCCGGCAGCACCGAGGCGAGCAGGTTTCCGCTGTTGGGGATCGAGCCGGACGTCGCCCAAGACACGCCGCCCCGGAGCTGGAGGAACGGCACGCCGGCGATCGTGATGCGCCTGTACCGCACGATGCCCTGTGCGTTGCCGTTGTTGCTGAAGCCCGAGGCGAGCGTTACCGCGGTCCACCCGACCGACGGTTCGAGCGGTTGCCACGTCGTACCGTCCCACCGGTCAAGGCCGGTGCCGTTGTCGCGGTACTGGCCCGGGTAGGCGCCGGCGAAGCTGAGCCCCCACCCACGCGGGATGATCCCGCCGTACGCCGCGGTGTACCGCCGGCGGTCGGCGAGTGCCGAGTTCCATGTGATCCCGCCGGTTCCGGCCGAGGCGCCGGCCGGAACGGTGATATCCCACAGGCGCAGCGCGCCGGCCGGGATCGTCGGTGCGGTCGGTGTCGCGGTCGCTGGCCCTTGGACGATTTCAACGGTGACCGTGGTCTGCTCGCTGGTGTCGTACAGCCCGTCGCGCACCCGCAGCACCACGGAGTCGATGCGGTTGAACTGCGCGTGCCCGTCGGCGAGGGTGAGCGTTTCGGGGCTCGTGACTGCCACGGGGTAGGCGCCTTGGGCCGTGGTCCCTTGCACGATGGCGCGGCCGGTGCCGATCTGTACCTGCATGGTGCCGACGCCGGTCGCGGCGAGAGGGTTTCCGCCGGCGATCACACCGTCGCGGCTCGTCATCGTGGACTCGGGCGCCATCGTCCCGAGGGGGACGAGGCGTGTGTCTTCGCGGGTCTGCCCTGTTGGCAGCAGCCATCCGGCGCGCACGGTCACAGGGCGGTCACCTCCTTACCAGTAGGCCGAGCGCCACCGGATCGAGCACGAGGCGCGTGGGTCGGCCGACCCCGGGGCGGCGCGGAACGTGAGCGCGGTCGTGCCGGGGGCGAGGGTGAACGTGTTCTCTGGGACCGAGCGGGCGGTCGCGGTGTAGAGCCGGCTTGCGGTGCGGTTGAGCGTCACCGTGCCGGCCGCGGTATCGACGAGCAGCGTGTCGTCGGCGGCGAGCTCGATGTCGTATTCGAGGGTGTCGCCGGTACGGAGATTGGTGATCGAGGGCAGTTCCACCGGTCCGCGGAAGGTGATCAGCGGGTGCGTGATGGCGTCGCCCTCGTTGAGGGTGGCGACGGTGCCGGTACTGCCGGGCTCGCCGAAGACGAGCGGGTACGCGAGGTGCTCGGGCCCGGGGTCGAGGTGCCAGTCGAGGCCGGCCTCGGCCATGGGCAGTTGCGTCTCGACCTGCTGCTCGACGAGTCCGTACCGGCGCGGGTCGGATGCCTCCCACTGGATGGCGGCGCCGGTGATCGTGCCGACCCGGTAACCGAGACCGACGGGAACCGCACGGCGCAGAACGCGGGCGCCGACGAGCAGCGGCCCGCGGTCGTCGAGCCACACCACGAGCGGCAGCTCGTCGTCGGCGACTGCGGTTGCGGCGTTCAGCGCGCGCAGCGTGGCCCCGATCGTTGCGGCCGGCGCGCGCACGATCACGTCGTCGACGGTGATCGTGCGCGGCTGCGCGAGCAAGCGTCCGGGGTAACTGCCGTGTGCATCGCTCCGGTTGACGCTGCCCGAGTCGAGGGCGGGAAGTTCCTCCCAGCCTGAAAGGGTGCGCCACCGGAACGGGGTACCGGGGCCGAGCAGCAGCTCGTCGCCGTACTGAATGTGTCCGGGGGCGGTGACGCGGTCGCCCGCGGCCATGTCTTACCCCCTTTGCTTCATGTGCCAGGCGAGCGCGGCGGCGTTCTGCTCGGGAGTGCCGGTGTCCGCGGCGTGCCAGTGCTCGATACGGACAGTTGGGCCGGCCGGTGCGGTAAGGCCGAGCGCGCCCGGTGATCCGTACGCCGAGGCACCGGCCAGTGCGGGGGCGGGCATGCGGGGGGAGGGGATGAGTGTGCGCATGGTGCGGTCGACCGCCCCCTGCCCGGAGCGAATGCCCTTGACCACGCCGGCGGGAATCCAGCGGCCTACATCGCGCGCCATGACGCGGGATGGTGAACTAATTCCGAGTGCCTTCGCGATCGGCCCCGGGATCATGTTTTTGGCGAAAGAGATCAGTTTTCCCTTTAGCCACGATCCCATGTTCTTGACGCCGTTATACAAACCGCGGATCAGATCCGCGCCCTTGTCGTACAGCATCGTGCCGAAGTTGCCGAAATATCCGACAACCTTTCCGGGCAGTCCGCGCACGAATGCGAGCATTTCGCCCGCTTTCCTTGCCGTTCCCTCCTTGATCGACTGCCAATGCTTGATAATGAGCCCGATCAAAGTGAAATTCAGGAAGAAGGAAACGAGCTTGCCCGGGATGCTTCGGACGAACTGAACCGTTGCGTCCCAGACTCGTCTAGTTCCTGCCTTGATTGAATCCCAATGCTTGATGATCAGGCCAACCAAAGTGAAGTTGAGGAAGAAAGCGACGAGCTTTTCGCCAACCCACTTGATCTTTTCCCAAACCCAATTCCATGCCGCGAGAGTGGCGTTCTTTATCGCGTCCCAATTGGACACGACGAGCGCGACGAGGCCGACAACAGCGGCGATCACAAAAGCAACCGGGCCCATGGCGATCAGCCAGGCAGCGGCCATGCGCGCCGCCTGTATGGACGACTGCGCGCCCATGAGCACCCACGCGCCCACCACCCGTAGCGCGGTGCCACCAGCGGCTACGCCTTGCGCTACCCAGCCGGCGACGATCACCGCGTTTGTGGCGACGAATCGCGCTGCCGCGGTGACGCCGGCCGCGGTCTGCGTGGCCCAGCTCGTCACCGTGGCGACCGACGTCGTGTACGCCTGCACCCCGAGGGCGATAAGGGCCGGCAGCATGACGGCGGTGATGATGCCGGCGACGATGCCGAACGCGACGCCGTGCTCGGAGACGAACGCGGCGCCGGTACCGAAGGCAGAGCCAACGGCGACCGCGCCATCGGCCGCAGCCGATAGGGCCGGTACAACGTGGTTCCCCACTACGCTCACGAAGCCGTGCTCAAGGGTGCGGGTGAACTCCGTGACGCGCGTCGATGCGTTATCCCGCATCGTGTCGCCGGCCTTCTTCGCTGCCCCGTCGACCTTGCCGAGCGATGCAACGGCGGTCGAGGGGTCGAGGGAGAAAAGCGCGCCGGCGAGGTCCTCGGCCTGCGTGCCCAGCAAGGCAACCGCGAGGCGCGAGCGTTCCGTCGGGTCCTTTACCGCCCGTAGGCGGTCCATCAATGTATCGAGTGCCGCATTGGCGGTCGGCCCACCCTTGGTGAAAGCCGCGGCCATTTCATCGGCGTTCAGTCCAATGGACTTGAGCGCGTCGGCCGCCTCACCCGACTTGATGCGGATGTTAAGTTCTTTGAACGCGTCCGCGACGATATCGGCGTCTCGGGCACCAGCAGTGAGCCCCTGCTGAATGAGGCCCATTGCCTGCTGTCCCGACATTCCCATGTCGCGAAACTGCGTCGAATACTCGTTGAAAGTATCGAGCAGATCCTCGGACTTATTCAGGCCGTTCTGCGTGCCCTTTACGAGAATGTCGAATGCCTCTTCGGCGTTCTTGGCCATTCCCGTTTTGAGCATCTGGCCGACCGCGGCCGAGGTGGGCCCGACCTCCTCGCCCATGATCTGTGCGACCTGCGAGAGCCGGCCGCCGATCTTTTCGAGCTCTTTCTGCGTCGCATCCGCGGGTACGAGGCCCTGCTGCCACAAGGACTTGAGAGCCTCGTTCGCGTCGGCGACTGAGTCTGTGTACCCCTTGCTGTAGAGAGAGCCGGCCGCCTGGCCGAGCCGCTTTGCCTGTGCCGGGTCGGCGCCGAGCTGCGCGGCGAGCAGGCTGTTCGACTTCTGCTCGTCGAGCGCCTTACTGACGCCGCCCAGCAGGGCCGCGCCGACGGTCGCGCCGACGGCGGCCCATCCGAACGCGCTCAGCTTGTCGCGCAGTCCACCGGCGGCCTGCTCGGCTCCGTCCTCGGCTCCGTCGGCGAGACCTTCGCCGAGCTGCTGTCCGGCGCGGTCGCCGGCGCGGGCGGCCTCGGCGGTGATGGACTCGGCCGCGGCGACGACGCTCGCCTCGGCGCGCGCGAGGCCCCGCTCGGCCTGGCGGTCGTCGACGTCGATCGTCGCGAGCAGTTCGGCCACGGTGAGCGCCACAGCAGATCACCCCCCGTCGGTCGGGCCGGCCGGTAGGCCGGTGATTGCTGCGATCTCCGCCGGGTTGTCGACCTCGCGCGGCGTGCGGGCCCACGCGCGGGCGAACCGGGCCTCGGCCGGCAGGCCGGCGACGAGGACGAGGAAACGGCGGGTAGAGAGGGCGGCGAGCTGCGCGGCGTCGAGGCCGTACTCGCGGGCGAGGTCCGCCTCGACCGCGGGCCAGTGCGTTAGGACCGCGCGCCAGAACGCGCCGGCGTCTTGCCCTTCTTCTTGCTCGCCCGACGGGCTGCTCGGTTCGGGGCCGGCGCCACTTTTCCCTCCTTGGCCGCTTCCTGCTCGTCGTGCAGCTCGGCGGCGCGCTGCATGGTCATCGAGCCGGGCTTGCGCACGTTGGCGGCGGAGTAGATCAGCACGACGCCGAGCTGCCGGTCGGTCATGCCGTGTTCGGCCCACGTGTCGAGGGCGCCCTCGCCGAAGAGGGTCGCGAGCATGGCGCGCACGTCGTCGGGGTCGGAGCTGTGCTGAACCTGCTCCATCTTGAGCGTGAACAGCAGCGGCAGGGAGTCGGGCAGGGTGTACTCGCGCCCGTACAGGGTGAACGTCACCCGGGGGCGGGCGGGCGCCTGCTCGGCGAAGAACGCATCGAAGTCTGCGGACTCGACCTCGACGAGCTGCTCGGGGACCTCGGTCACGCGTCACCCCCCGTCTTGCTCGCGAGCGTCGCCGGGGTCGTCCCGCCGGATACCGCGGCCGACGTCGGCTTGCCGCTCCTGGTGATCGTCGCCGACCAACTCGTCTTGTCGTTGGTCTCGCCGCCCTGCTCACCCGGGGTCACGGTGGCGTCCCAGATCACCCACTGTGTCTGGCTCTTGTGGCGCCACCGCACCTTGTTGTGCGAGTCGATGCCAAGTCGGTTCGCCCAGACTTCATCGACGTACGCCTGCCCGACGTCGCGCGTCTTGGTGGTGGGGTCGATGCGGTACTGCCCCTCGATTTCGAGGGTGGCGCCCCGCTGCATCACGTCCTGTTCGTAATAGCCCTCGCTGTCGAACGCGGTCGTCTCGGCGGTCTCCTCGTTCTCCCCCGGGTTGTGGGTGAACGAGGTAAGGCCAGCGATCGGGAGCCACGTTTCGGGGCTGGTCACGGTGGCGTCGAGGACCTCGAACAGCCAACCGCGGGCGTCAATGGGCCGACTGTTCGCGGCCATGGGAGCACCTCCTAGTCGGGTCGGTGGGTGGTGGGGTTGGCCACGTCGAGGCGGACGTTCACCGTGTGCTCGTGCCGGCCCGAGGCGTCGGTGCCGATCGGGGCCGGCGCCTGTGCGGCGGCGAGCACGAGCCATGAGCCGTCGGGGAGTTCGAGGCCGGCGAGTCCGTGAAGGGCGCCGTACAGGGCCTCGGCGCGGCGGCGCGAGGTGCGCGGGTCCGCGGTGCCGCGCACGCGCACCTGTAGTGATCGGGTGTCGTAGCCGTTGCGGGCGTCCTGCTCGCCGGCCCCGTAGAGCCACAGGCCGACTACCTCGGCCGGCTCGGGCGGCAACGTCTCGACGAACGTGTCGCCGCTCGTGCCGGTGGGGTCGTAGGTGAGCAGCCCGAGCTCGTCGAGGTAGCGGGCGACGCCGTCGAGCAGGTCAGCCACGCATCGCCCGTCGGACCTCGGCGGCGATCAACTCGCCGATGGCGCCGGCCTCGCGGTTGGCCGGGTCCTCAAGGAACTTCGCCTTACGGCCCGGGGAGTGCCGGGCGGTGAGGTCCTCGTGCACGCGCGCGGCGTACGGGGTGTCGTAGCTGACGCCGGCGACGAGGTCGCGCTCGTCGACGGTGGCGGTACCGGAGCGTTCGAGGGTGCCCTCGGCGATCGGGACCTCGGTTCGGGACTCGGCGAGCAGGTGCTCGGCGCCGAGTCGCAGTCCGCGCGCGGCGCCGGCGCGGGCGCGGCCGAGGACTGCGTCGCCGTTCCAGCGGATGCGGGTACGGGCACGGCTCACTCGCAACTCACCTCCGTACAGGCAGGCACCGGGAGGCCCGGGGCGGTGTGGTGGGCGACGGTGAGCGCGGTCGCGGTGCGGCCGTCGGGCAGCGTCACGCGCGAGCCGGGCGGACAGTCGAGCCCGGGGCCGGCGATGAACGTCGCCGCCGCGGTGACCTCGCGACCGTCCGGTGCGCGCACCAGGCGCGGCGAGGGGTCGACGAGGGCCGGCACGTCCTCGACCGCCGGCCGGTAGGTGGGCCCGTACGCGGAGTCGCCGGCGTACGGCTCGATGCGGATGCGGTGGCGCAGCAGGACCTCGGGGACGCGGGTCACCATGGGAACACCTGCCCCGGGGTGAGGCCGGCCCGTCGCAGCGCGCGCTCGGCGCGGGGGGCCAGGTCGACGCCGGCCGTCGCTGTTGCGCGCCGGCCGCGCCCGGACAGGCTTACGGGCCCGATCGATACCGAGTCCCACTGTCCGCCTGCGCCGGTGCCGTCGTCGCCGGCGGCGAGTTGGTACTCGACCTGTGCACACGTGGCACTGCTCAGCGCGGCTCGCACGTCTGGGTCGAGCGGGTCGCCGTCCTCGTCGACCGCGTATACGGCGGTGAGCAGGGCCGAGTCGATGTCCTCGCCGGCCCGTGCGAGCAGCCGCTCGGCGTCCGCCGGTGTGGGCCGGCCGAGCCATGCGGCGAGCTGCTCGGGGGTGGCGTAGGGCTGTCGGGCCACGATCACCCCCTCGGCTTGCCGCGGGCAGCAGAACGGGCCGTCGGCTTCTTCGCCGGCGGCCCGTCTGTCTGCTCGTCTTCCGTTGTCTGCTGCTCGTCCTCGTCGTCCGAAGGATCGTTTCCGCGGTGGTAGCGGCGAAGCATCATCACGCCGCACCCTTCGTCTTGAGCACGACGATTCCCTCGTCGTCGAGTCGGTGCGTCGCGTAGTGCACGTTGGTCGTGACGACCGTGGTGCGCGCGAGGATGTCGCGGTCTGTCTCGACGATGGGCCGGCGCTTGTAGAGCAGGCCGAGGGCGCCACGCCGGATGAGCAGCGCGTTGTACGTGATGTCGGCCCCGGTCCCCGCGGTGGTGACGCGGTCGGAAACGTAGATGTTCACGCCGCCCACCTGACCGATCACGCCGCGCGGGATCACGGCGCCGGCGCCGAGCTTGTCGGCGCTGATGAAGTTCGGATCACGCAGCAGGGCGGCACGCTGCACAGAGTGAATGACCAGACCGGCCATGTTCTCCGGGTCCCACTCGTCCCCGAAGCGCTCGATGCCGGAAACCATGACGTTCCACGACAGGGCGCTCGTCGAGGCGTCCACGGTGATCACGCCGGGGGCCTCGGCCGCGGCGGTCAGATCCTTGTCGATCTTCCGCGCGATCAGTACGCCGAGCTGCCGCTGCGTCTCGGCGTAGGGGTCGCCGAACGCGACAAGCCTCGACTTGTCGGTGAGCTCGACCGCCTTGCCGGCCTCCTTGATCGTCGCCTCGCTGCCGGGGTTCGTGCCGAGCTGCTCGGGCGTCATCGGCGTGCCCTCGGTCAGGTCCTCAGCCTCACCAAGCGAGGTCCACTTCGGAAAGCTGACGCTGTCGCCGGGCTTACCTTCGAGGGTGTTGTCGTCGACTGCGAGCGTGCCCAGGATGAGCGCGCCTTTGAACTTCGCCTGCACCATGTCGGCCCAGACGTCCGGCACGATCATCTGTGCCGCGGTGGTCTTTCCTGCGGGCATCGGCTGCCCTCCTTACTCGCTTGCGGCGGACAGCCGCGCGTACAGATCGGGGTCGGACTGGTGGAGCTCGACGCGCTGCGCGTAGGTCATGCGGGCGAACTGCTCGGGGGTGACCGTCTGCGGGGTGCCCGGGGTGAAGTCGGCGCCCCCCTTGGGCGGGGCCGGCGCGGTGCCCTCGGCGCGCAGCAGCGGGTTTGCCTCGACCGCCGCGGCGATCACGGTGTCGAGCTGCTCGGCGAACTTGGGGTCGGTCGGGTCGAGGGCGGCGAGCTGCTTCTCGACCGTGCGGGAGTCGAGCAGCCGCGCGGGGTCGGCGCCGGCCTTGTGCGCGGCCTGGTGGGCGGCGAGCTCGACCCGGAGCTGCCGGGCCTCGGCGAGCGCGGCGTCGCGCTCGGTGGCGGCCTGCTCGGCGAGCTTGGCCGGGTCCTGCTCGCCGGCCGCGCCGCTCGGGTCCAGCACACTGCGCAGTGCGGCGAGCAGCTCGTCGCGCTCGGCCTGTGCGCGCTGCGCTGCCTGCTCGGCCTCGGTGGCGCGCTGCTCGGCCGCCGGGTCGACCGCGGGGGCCGGCGCCGCGGGAGCGGCCGGCGCGGGCGGTGCCGGGGGCGTCGGTGCCGGGGCCGCGGGCGGGTCGGTCGGGGCCGGGGCGGGGGCCGGCGTCGAGGTGGGTTCAGACATGCGTGATCCGTCCTTGGGCGGTGTGCGGGCATGAAAAAAGGGCCCGCCATCTGGCAGGCCCTTACGGGGTGTTGGAGGTGGCCGAGCGTCTAGTCGGCGGACTCGTCGGGGAGCGGTCGCGCGCCGGCGTACCCGCGGACCCATGCCGAGCGGCGTAGGTCACCAGCGGGGAACGGGCACGAGGTGACCGGGTCACCGTTGCGGCCGGCCTCGGCGCCGGCGTTGATGGCTCGGGCGAGCTCGCCACGACTGCCCACTGCTGCCCCCTCAGAGTCGGTTCTGCTGATCATCGCGCGACTTGCGCGCGGTGTCCGCGGCGGCGTTCCGCACGCCGGTGATCTGCTCTGTGTACTCGGCAAGCGTAAGGCGCGGGTGATCCTGCCACCACCGAATCAGGTCCTCACTCGCGCGGGCGTACGCGACGTGCGCGGGCCCGGTGAACAAGGTCGCCGGGTCGACGCCGGCCGCGCGCGCCTTGCGGTTGAGGAGATAGCCGTTCGTAGCGTCCTCGGCGGCGAGGTACTGCGCCCACACGTGTTCGCGGTACATCTCGCGTATCTGCGCGCGGGTGTAGGCGGTGCGCTGCTGCTCGGCCTCGTACTCACGCTCGGCGATCCATCGCTCGGCGGCGGTCATTCCGGCGTACGGGTCCTCGTCGAGGGCGAGTGACCCCCACTCGTCGGGCGTCTCGGCCGGCGCGAGTGCCTCGTCGATGGCGGCCCGGTCGGCGAGTTGCCCCTCGATGGTGTGCGCGCCGGCGGCCTCGGGAAGCGGGGCCGGCGGGTACCGGCGGTCGAGCTCGTCGGCGATCCGCTCGACGTCCTCGGGCGTCGCGTACCGGATCGCCCACCCGAGGACGTCGTCGCCGATGGTGGACAGGTCCGCGGCGAGCCGGCCGCCGGGGAAGACCTCGGCCAGCAGCCGGCGCCGGTTGGCCTCGGCGGCGATCTCGGCGCGCTCGGCCTCGTCGACGTTGCGGGCCCGTGCGGCGAGCTCGCGGTCGGATAGCCCGATCAGGTCGCGGCGCGCGGCCGGCAGGGCGGCGTCGACGTCGCGCCGGTCGAGCTCGGCCACGACGCGCAGCAACTCGTCGTCGCCCAGGTGCCCGATCGCGTGGGCGAGCTCGTCGTCGCTGAACTGCGTAAGCGGCTCGGCGAGCCGGCCGTTCGGGCGCAGCCGGGCGAGCAACTCGGCCGTATCGCGCCGGTCAGCCTCGCTGCGGATGCGGTCGAGGTCGCGCTGATCGAGGACACCGGGCCGGATGGCGGCGCCGAGCTGCTCGTCGGTGAGCTCGGGCAGCGTGCGCTCGTCGCCGGCGCGCACGCGCGCGGCCTCGAACACGTCCGAGCCGGGGCCGGCCGGTGTGCCGGGCCGGCCGGCGGTGCCACTGTCCGGGGGGAGGTTGCCGGCGCCGAGCTGCTCGCGCTCGCGCCGGCGGATGAGCTCGGGATGGTCGGCGAGGTGTCCGCGCATCCGTCCCTGCCACGCGCGCACGCGGGCCTCGGCCGCGCGCTTGGCCTCGGGTGTGAGGGCGGCGGCTGAACGCTTCTTCCACTTCCTGATGTTGCGCTCGATGGCGCGCTGCTTCTGTGTCGCCTCGTACCCGTCGGGGTCCTCGGACGCGTCCTCGGGGACGCGGGTCACACCAGGGAGGTAGGCGGCGACGGAGTGCCGGCAGTTGGGATGCTGAAAGCCCCTGGCGCGCGCCTCGTTGAGCGAGCCGACCACGTGCACGCGCACGGTGCGGTCGTCCTCGATGGCGTGCTCGACGGTGACCTCGCGCGGCCCGTCGGGGCCGTCGATCGACAGCACCTTGCCCTCGAACGGCTTGCAGAGCGGGCACTCGTGCGGGGCGTTGGAGACGATGACGAGGCCGAGGCCGGCCGCGCGCAGTCGGTCGGTGTGCCCCTCGACCGCGGCTCGCCCCAGGGCGGTGCGGGTGGCCATCTCGGCGTAGCTCGTCATCTGCCACGCGCGCCCGGAGCGGTCGACAAACGATCGAAAGCCGCGGTCGGCGAACCGCTCCATAGCGCGCTGCGTGGCCTGGCGGCGGGTGTCGATGCCGAGCAGCGGCGTTGCCGCTACCTCGGCGATCACCTGCCTGTACCCGTCCTCGACGCCGCGGAGAATGCCGCGGTGCGTCTCGGTGACGAGGTCGACCGTTTCCTGCGCGAGCCGGTCGACGGCGCGCGTCGCCGGCGTCGTCTCGGCGATCCGCCGGGCGTCGTCGTCGCCCAGGGCGCCAAGCTCGGCGAGGCCAGCCTGCGCCCCGACGTTGTACGCCTCGGCGATCACGTCCCACACCTCAAGGTCGAGGGCGGTCGAGAGCGAGTCGACGACCTGCTGCGCCGCGCGCCGTAGCGGCTGGATATCGGCGAGCTTGGCCACGGCCCACCCCGGGGCGTCGTACCCGTCGGCGAGCTGCCGGGCGATGATTCCGAGCAACCGCTGCTCGGCGTCCTCGTACAGGCTGCGGACGCCGGCGGACAGGTCCTCGACGAGGCCGGGGTGAATCGGCACGGCGCCCCCCTCCTTATGTCAGGCGAGGGCGCCGGCCTGCATGGGGTCGGGCACGGCGGCGCCAGTCTCGACGAGGATGCGGTCGACCTCGGCCCGCACGGCGTCGTCGTCCCAATCGGGGTGCAGGATGCGCACGCGCGTGTCGACGCTCGCGGCCTGTGCTTGGGTGAGCAGCGACAGGGTTTGAGCGACGCTGGTCGGGTCCTCGCTCACTCCGTCGCCGAACGCCACTCGGGGCCGCTCGACGACGAGCGAGGGAGTGAACAGGTGGCGGTCGAGCATGAGCGCCACGTGCAGGATGTCGGCGAGGGCCGGCGCCCAGTAACGCGACTTCTTCTCGCGTGTGGTCATGCTGCGCCGCATCCGGGCCTTGACCTCGGTCGCGGTCACGGCGCCCTGATCGTCCATGCCGAACGTGGCCGGTGAGTAGCCGGCGGACTGTACGGCCTGGCGCACGATCGCGTCGGACGTCGTCTGATGTTCGGCGACTCTGATCGCGAACTGCGACAGGGTGATGCCGGCGCCCTCGGTGGGCGGGATGGACAGGGCGGCCCAGATTTCCCGGTCGTCGTCGAATGAGGCGCCGCGGCCGGGGCCGTGGTCGCGTAGGTAGGCGTCCGGGACGATCAGCCGCGCGCGGGCGAGCCTGATGTCGCGCAGCCAACTCGACCATGTCTCGTCGAGTGCGTCCATGAGGTCATGCAGGGGTGCGTCGTAGTCGGAGCGTCCGAACGGTGAGCCGCGGTGGCGGCGGTTGGGCAACGCGTTGGGCACGTACGCCGCGGTGAGCGCGTCAACGCCGGTGGTGATGGTGTCGCCCTCGGCGTCGAGGGAGTCGACGAGGCCGGCCGTATCGGGGTGCTCGGTGAGCGGCACGCGGGTGCCGATGCGGTCGGACGTCCCCTGATACAGGGCGTGGACGATGCGCCCGCGCTCGTGCCGTTCGAGGTGGCGCCATACGGTGTCGTCGTCGCTGCCGGGCAGCTCGCGCCAGAACGTCACGGCGCGCAGCGTCCCGTACGAGAACTCGGGCAGCGCCTTGTCGGGATGCATGACAGTGATCAGCGGACGGGCGGCAAGCTCGGAATCCCAGGTAACCCGGAGGAAGGTTCCGCCGAGGGCGGCCCCGACCTCGGCAGCCTCAAGCAGGGTGTTTGCCAGTCCGCCGGCCTCGGCGATGTCTTCGAGCCGGCCCTGTGTGCCGGTGTCGGCCACGGTGAACGTGAAGGGCTCGGCGAACAGCAGCTCGGCCGAGGCGCTCGCGATGTCGCCGGCGAGGGGAATGTGCAGCCGGCCGTCGTCACCCTTGGTCCGATCCGCTGTGCGGTGCCGTGCCCACAGCCGGCGCCGGCCGTCGCTGCGCCGCTGCCGCTCGGTGCGGTAGACCTCGGCGAGCCGGCGCCGGTCGCCCGAGTACCACGCGTCATTGACGGTGATCTCCCGGTACAGGCTGGACAGGTGAGGCGGCGGCCACGGGGCGCCGTTCTCAGGCAGGGACACGCGTCACCCCCTGTCTGCGTCGAGCTCGCTCGCGCGCCGCGGCGCGGCACTTGCGGCACTTCCGGGTGCCGTTGCCGGCCCGGTAGGTGTTGGCTCGGTCGAATGCGTGACCTCGGATGCAGGCGGTTTGCCGCGCCCGCGTGGCGGCGTGCGACTCGCCTCGCAGCACGTTGGTTCGCTGCGTCACGGCGTCGAGGTGGTCGGGGTTGACGCACCCGCGGTTGCGGCACAGATGGTCAATCACGAGGCCCTCGGCTATCGGCCCGACCATGGCCTCGTACGCGACGCGGTGCGCGTACTGGCGCTCGCCGGCGATCGAGATGCGGGCGTAGCCGTTCGGCATCAGGTAGCCGGTCCACTGCCAGCAGCCGGCGGGGGTGTCGACGACGCGCGCGAGGAAACGGTCGGTCCAGTCGGCAGACATGCCTCACCCCCCTTCGGCACGCGTGCGGCCCTGAGCGCCATCACTGGGCGGCCGGGCGGTGGTTGGGGGACTAGGCGGCGAGGGTCAGCAGGTGGCGCCACTCGTGCGCGGTGCTGTGCAGCACGTAGCGGGCGGCGTCGACCGAGTGATCGTTCGCCTTGATCGGCTGGTCTTCACCGCGGGCGGCGGCCTCTTCCGACCACGCGTACTCGGGCAGCTCGTCGAGCAGCCCCTCGCATGAGCGATGGATGAGCAGCAGGCCGGCGTCGAGCGCGTTCGACATGCTGCGGATGCCGTCGAGCACGCTGTTATCGGCCCGCGCGACCCGGGGGTGCCCATCGGCCCAGAGCTGCGCCGAAAAGCTCGTCGCGCTCGGGTCCACGAACGTCCACTCGGGTTCGACGCCGAGCTTGGCCAACCAGCCGCGGACGGCGGCGCTGTACTGCGCGTCGGTCATCTGCCGATGCCGCGCGCGGGAGTCGTACCGCCACTCGGCACAGGCGTACAGCCGGTCGTCGTCGCCGAGGCCGAGCAGCACCGCGGAGAAAGGCGCGGTCGTGCCGTAGTCGATGCCGAGCCAGTGCCGGCGCATGGCCGGCAGCTCGTCGACGACGTGCCGCTGCTCGTCGTACATGTCGTAGATCGCGCCCTCGGCGACCACCCATGCCCCGTCGATCATGCGCCGGCGCCAGAGACCGGTGTACTCGGCGGACAGGGCGGTGACGTAGGCCGGCGAAAGCGAGGGGTTGTCGGCGAGGCGGAAGTGCCATTCGGCGAGGTCCAGCTCGCCGGCCCGGTCAAGGTAGCCCTTACGCAGCCAATGCCGGGGC